AGCTAGAAGGTCAAAGCTATCAGAATGCACTTATACAGGCTTATGAACGCTCACCTGAAGTACAAGAGGTATACTCTAAATACAACATATCTCCACAGCGCATAAGTAAAAAGTATGGCTCTGAGTACGTTTATGACCCGTTTACGTTTGGTGAGATACAGACTGTAGACAGAAGCAAAGACTTCATGGACTACGTAGGAGATGCTGTAAAAGCTGGACTACCTGCAATAGCTGGAGCAGGTTTGTTTGGGCCATTAGCAGGAAGTATAGCATCTGTTGCACCCACTGCTGTTCAACCTGCTCTTACAAGTGCTTTAACTAATGCAGCTACAGCAGGGGCTACAGGTGGAGATCCACTAAAAGGAGCCATTGCTGGCGGCTTAGGTGGCTTTGCAGAACCTATTATTGCTGGGGCTAATTTAGGGACTCTAGGAACTGCCGGTGCTAGAGGACTTACTACTGCCGCTATTGCAGAAGCAGTAGGGGGTGATCCGTTAACGGCAGGATTGACTGCTGCTGGAATGTCTTTACTTGGGGATACACTGGCAGAACGAAAAGAAGCAGCTGAGCAAGATATACAAGAGAGTGTAGAACAGCTTTCTTCAGAAACAGGCGTTGAGCTTGCAGAAGCTAAGAAAAACGAACTTACACAGGATATAAAAGCTGCTATAGACATTGATGATGATTATTTAGCTGATGTTCAGGCAAAGATTATAAAAGAGTTTGAAGGTATTGAGGGGAAGTTAACTACTCTTCAGTATAGAGATGAGTTATTTGCTAAAGGAGGCCAAAGAGCCGTAGACTTAGTATTTGGGGAAGAAGGTGCAATTATACAGGGTCTCCCTGCTACAAGGAATGCATACTTTCCTACAAATACATCTGTAATGTATGGAGGTATAGGAACTGAAATTCCTGATTTTTTAAGAAAAACTGTAGATGATCCTTATGCTCGTGCTAGGGGAGCTACTGTTACTTATGATTTAGAGTCTTTACCTGTTGACTCTCCAGAAAGAATTACTCTAGAGCGTATGCGCTATGAGGCAGGTGGAGGAGGCGGTGGAGGCGCGCCAGTAACAGAAATTACTGACCCTGCTATGGCAAGCACTTTTGCACCTACGTCTGCCCCCTCAATGACCATGCCTTCTGTTACTCCTGCTATTGCTCCTCCTAGCACTTTTTCTTCAGGCTCACTTGCAGGGGCTACAATACTTCCTATTGCAGGGCTAATGGCTTCTGCTACTACAGCCCCTACGTCCTCTGTTGCCACTACTGGAGGAGGAGCTACAGCCCCAGCAGGAGGTCAGATAAGTGGACAAGCAGACAGCACAGAACCATCAGGAGAAGGCGAAGTAGGCACTGACACTGCTGGCACTGAAGTAGCCGGTGGAGGAGCAGGAGGTAGCGGTGGAGGCACTGGTACTGGTACAGGAGTAGGGACAGGGACTGGCACTGGGTCAGGAACTGGCTCTGGAGATGGCTCAGGGTCTGGAGAAGGAACTGGAGCAGGTTTTGGTTCTGGTACTTCTATTACAGAATTAGTGTTCTCTGATTTTATTAACCCTTACAGATCTCAACCGTTATTAGAGTACGCTACTACTCTGCCCGGATACGAAGCACCTTTAGACATATTTAGAAGGACAATATGAGTACCACATACTTAAACATAGTCAACGAGGTACTACGTAGGCTACGAGAAGAGGAAGTATCCTCAGTAACACAGACCACCTACAGCAAGATGGTAGGAGACTTCGTTAATGATGCTAAACAAATAGTAGAGGACTCACACCAGTGGTCTACACTACGTACAACTGTTGTAGTACCTACTGTTGAAAATACTACAGAATATAGCTTGACAAACGCTGGAGAACGTGTTAAAATATATAGTGTCATTAACGACACATCAAACTTTTTTATGCACTATCAAACACCTAACTGGTTTAACAATGCTTATTACATATCTGGTGAAGTAACTGGTAGTCCTGACTCATATACCTTTAGTGGTATTGACAGTAACGATGATACTAAAGTAAGAGTATACCCTAAACCATCAGGTGTGTTTAGTTTACGTTTTGATTTAATTGCTAGGGAGCCTGAGTTATCTGGAGATGCAGATACTACAGTCTTACCTAAGAATGCTATTGTCCACAACGCTGTAGCTTTGTTAGCTAGGGAGCGTGGTGAGACAGGTGGTACTACAGCACAAGATTACTTCTTGATTGCAGATAAGCACTTGTCTGATGCTATTGCATTAGATGCTTATAAGAATCCTGAAGAATTTATTTACACGGTTCCATAATGGCTCAGAACAGAGAACATATTTATATTGCTGCTCCGGGCTTTAAGGGACTTAATACACAAGACTCCCCAGTAGCTCAGGACGCAACCTTTGCTGCTATTGCTGAGAACGTAGTAATAGATAAGTTTGGTCGTATTGGTGCACGTAAGGGGCTAGACAAGTTAACAACTAGCACAACACCATTAGGGTCTAGTGACGGCATTGAGTCTATCTTTGAGTTTGTAGACCAAAGTGGTGACATTGCAGTATTCTCTACTGGTAACAATAAAATCTTTAGTGGCACTACTACACTAACTGATATTACACCCGCTGCATACACTGTTAGTGCAAACAACTGGAAGATTGTAAACTTTAACAATCACGCTTATTTCTTTCAGCGTGGACAAGAGCCACTTATCTACACTGATGAGTCTGGTAGTGGAGTATTAGAGAAGTTTAGTGACCACAGCCATGCTACAGGAACACCACCTTATGCTAATGAAGCTCTAGCAGCCTTTGGTCGTATCTGGGCTGCTGACGTTACTGGTAACAAGTATACGCTATACTGGTCTGATCTATTGGCAGGCCATGCTTGGACAGGTGGCTCTTCAGGCTCACTAGACTTAACTACTGTGTGGCCTACAGGATACGATGAGATTGTAGCCTTATCAGAGTTTAACGACTTGTTGGTTATCTTTGGTAAGCGTAGTATTCTATTGTACTCTGGTGCAAGCTCACCGTCCTCAATGGTACTTGCTGATGTCATTACTAACATTGGCTGTATTGCTAGAGACAGTGTACAGTCTACAGGAACAGACTTGTTATTCTTGTCTGACTCTGGTGTACGTAGCTTAGGCAGGGTTATTCAAGAGAAGTCTAACCCTATTGGTGATGTATCTATCAATGTACGTGATGAGCTAGTACAGGCAGTAGCAGTAGAGACAGGCAACATTAAGTCAGTCTACAGTGAAGAAAATGCTTTTTACTTACTGATACTTCCTGAAGTAAACAACATTGTCTTTTGTTTTGATGTAAGAGGTAAGTTAGAAAATGGTGGTAACAGGGTAACTACATGGCCCTTTACTGGCATCTTGTGTGGCACTACTACAGATGACAATAAGATTTACTTTGGTAACTCTAAAGGTATCAATGAATACTCTGGTTTCTTAGACGATGGTTCTACTTATACTATGAAGTATTACACACATAGTTTATCTTTTGGTGATGCTAGTAGATTAAAACTTTTAAAAGAAATAACATTTACAATTGTAGGTGGTCAAGGGACAAGTCTACTACTAAACTGGGGCTATGATTATACTGAAGGATACACCAAGCAACTGTTAACAGTAGACGATGCGTCTATTGCAGAGTACGGAGTATCTGAGTACAACGTAGAAACTTCACAATACAATTTTTCTATTGTTGTAAACAAAGCAACAACAAAAGCTACAGGCTCTGGTAGAGTAGTAACTATTGGCTTAGACGCAACTATTAACGGCAAAGCCTTCTCAATACAAGATGTAAACATTGAAGCATTTATAGGTAGAACAATTTAATGAGTAACTATACTAAGACTACAAACTTTGCAGCAAAAGACTCACTACCTTCAGGTAACGCTGCTAAGATTGTCAAAGGCACTGAGATTGACACAGAGTTCAATAACATTGCAACTGCATCAGCAACTAAAGCAAATACTAACAATGCTGCGTTAACTGGCACTACTACCTTTGAGACTATCTCTGATGGTACTATTGCTATTACTGCGTTTGTAGATGAAGACAACATGGCATCCGACAGTGCTACGTTGCTACCTACGCAACAGTCAGTCAAAGCCTACGTAGACTCACAGGTTACTGCACAGGATCTTGATGTAACTGATGGCTCCACTAGCATTGACATTGACCTAGACTCAGAGTCTCTAGGTATCTTAGGTGGCACAGGTATTGACTCCACTGCTTCAGGTACTGGAGTAACTCTTGCTATTGACTCTACTGTAGCTACGCTGACAGGCTCACAAACGCTGTCTAACAAGACTTTGTCTACCCCTGTGGTATCAGGTAACTTGACTACTGATGGCCTCTTAGATGGACGTGACGTAGCTGCTGATGGCACTAAGTTAGATGGTATTGAATCAGGAGCTACTGCTGACCAGACTGCTGCTGAGATTAAGACTGCCTATGAGTCTAATGCAGACACTAATGCCTTTACTGATGCTGATGAATCTAAGCTAGACGGTATTGAAGCTAGTGCAGATGTAACTGATACAGCTAATGTAACTTCTGCTGGTGCCTTGATGGACAGTGAGCTAACCAGTGAAGCATCAGTCAAAGCACTGAACCAAGGCGTAGCTACTACTGATAGTCCTACGTTTGCCGGTGTTACTGCTCCTGTCACAGGTAATGTCACAGGCAACCTTACTGGCAATGTAACTGGTAATGTTACAGGAGATGTCACAGGAGATCTAACTGGTGATGTTACAGGTAACGTAACTGGTAACTTGACAGGTTCTGTACTTACTGCTGCACAGACTAACATTACAAGTGTTGGTACTCTAGGTAGCTTAACAGTTTCTGGTGATGTTACTGTAGACACTAACACATTAAAGGTAGACTCTACTAACAACCGTGTAGGTCTTCTTAACGCATCTCCTGATGTAACCTTAGACGTTGGTTCTGCTACTGACGCTGTTCATGTGCCTACAGGAACTACTGCACAGCGTCCTACAGGCGCTGCTGGTATGTTTAGATACAACAGTACTACAGGTGGCTTTGAAGGCTATACAGACGCTTGGGGAGCTATTGCTGGCGGAGGTGGTGGAGTAGCCCCTAGCATTGATACAATGACAGGTGACGGTTCTGATACTACTCTTACTCTTACTAATGCTCCTACTAATGAGAATGCTACCTTTGTAACTATTGATGGCGTAGTGCAGCATAAGGACACTTACTCAGTCTCTGGAACTACTCTTACGTTTACTACTGCGCCACCTAATGGTAGTGCTGTAGAAGCTATTACCCTTAACACTACATCAATCAACACTGCTTCTATCCTACAGGACGCTGATGGAGATACCAAAGTACAGGTAGAAGAGTCCAGTGATGAGGACAAGATACGCTTTGATACTGCTGGTACTGAGCGTATGATTATTGATAGTACAGGTGTTGGTATTGGTACTAGCTCAGCTAACTACACTTTAACAGTAAAAAAAGACGTTGATGACTACATAGCCAAACTTGAAAATGATGGAAACTCGACTTCATCTAATGGTCTTTGGGTTGATACAAGGTGGAACACTTCAACAAATACTGTTTTTAAGGTAACAACGAACAGTGGGTCTACTGATGTTATTACTGCAAAAGGTGATGGCAACGTGGGTATTGGTACTAGCAGTCCTTCAGAAAGCCTTGATGTTTCTGGTTCTGTTGTTGTTTCTGGTCCCCTTACTACAAATAAAACAAGTGCTGGCACCCTAGAGTTTGAAAGCGACGGGTTTACGTTACGCTCGTATGGGGCAACGGCAGGCACTGGATATGCTCGTTTTTTAACTGGCGGTGGTGGTGGCTCCGCTGCGTCAGAAGCCATGCGCATAGACTCCAGCCAAAATCTCTTGGTGGGTAAGACTTCTACAGGAACTACTACTGCGGGGTCACAGTTAAATGCAGATGGGCTATTAACAGCAACAAGAGATGGTAATTATGCCGCTATCCTAACAAGACTTAGTTCTGATGGCGACATTCTACTGTTCCGCAAAGACAGCACAACCGTAGGTAGTATTGGTGTTGGCTCAAGTGATTTATTAATAGGAAAAGCTGACATACAAGATTGTTTCCTTCGTTTTGGAACTGGCGGTTCAGCCATTACTCTTTGTGATAGTGGCGGCCTGAATAGCAACGACGGTCTAGTTGATTTAGGTCAAAGTAATTACCGCTTTGGCGATATTTATGCCACTAACGGCACCATCCAAACCTCTGACCGTAACGAAAAGCAAGACATTGAAGAGCTATCAGATGCGGAGCAACGTGTTGCTGTAGCGTGTAAAGGTCTGTTGCGCAAGTTCCGCTGGATAGATGCAGTAGAAGCTAAAGGCGACGATGCTCGTATCCACTTTGGAATCATTGCACAAGACCTACAAGACGCATTTACTGCTGAAGGCTTAAACGCTGGACGCTACGCAATGTTTATATCAAGCACATGGACTGATGAAGAAACTGGTGAAGAACGTACACGCTTAGGTGTGCGCTACTCAGAACTACTCGCCTTCATCATCTCAGCAATCTAAGGAGAACAACTAATGGCTTTAACAAAAGTTACAGGTGGCCTATTAGGTAACCTCCCCACAGGCACAGGCAACGTAGCAGTAGGTGATACTGCACTGGATAGTATTGAGTCTGGTGCTGTACAAAACG